AGTCGGAAGTTCCCGCGCTTGCCGTTACTGAGTCCGTGTAAAAATATGAGCCTGTTATACGCCTTTTTATAATCAGGGTTAAACCCTCAGTATTTAACAGGTCTATTTCCGTATCAGTTACGGCACTTAATAGCCTACCATCAATTAAAGCCAAAGTTTGCAATTCTGTAACGCCTGAAACGTCGAATTTGTCAACCCATCCGATACGCTCATGTACTGCGGCGAAAGCCGTTGCGGCTAATTGCGCGCCAATTGCACCGATTGAGTACCCTTCGGATACAGATAAAGCCGCCCCAACGCCCGCGCCATCTTGCGAAGCAATCAAAGAAACGTATTTTTCATCTAATAGCCTTAAATCGGTTAAAGCGGTTAAGTCTGCAACATCCGCGGCCAAATAAACAGAAACAGGATTGCCCTCAGTTTCTAAAGTGGTCGCAACTGTTCCAGCACCTGTTATAAAAGTAGTGGCGAAAGGGTCTTCTAAAAATACACCAATTTGGCGTAATTCCCCGCCCGTGTTGTCTTGCATGGTTTTAATTTCCGTGCCGTCAAACGTTCCCGTAGCAATGTTGTAAAAGCCAGCATCAATAAAAGCACTAAAATTAAATTTTGCCAAAACTCTGAAATATTCAGAAATTTGATAGTGCGCAACTGGAAACAAGGCAACTGTAATACCCAAGGTCTCGGCTTCGGCTAAAGAATAAATTCTTTTTATGTCGGCCGCTCCGTATCCTGCAGGTTTTGTTGCTGCTTGAAATATTAAACCTGTATAGTGGTCTTTTCCGGCTGCTTGCCGACCAATACCACCTCCAACAATATTTACAAATATGTCATTATTTAAAGGCATAATTTATGATTTTTAGTATTATTTACTTTTGCTTTCTTTTTCGGCTTTTGCTTTCTCAGCATCTTTTTGCAAGTCCTTAACAATTACCGAACTGTCCACTTTTAAGCCCGCTGCTTTAATTTCAAACACTTCAACGTCTATAAGCTTATTCACTTCTAAAAGGGATTGCTTATTGTAGGAAAAACGCCCGAATTCATCGCAATAAATTTTTGTAATCTTTGCGTTTCTGTCAAAATACAATTTTTTCGCTCTCGCTTTCAAAACGTTTTGACTTAATTTTTTTAATCCACTCATTTTTTTAAATATTGTAAAAAGGGGGCTTTTTACGTCCCCCGATTAGATTTATGTTGTTTGTGCTTCATAAACTGCAATAACTCCTTTAGAGTCTAAGCGTCTGAATGTTCCGCCCGCTCTTACACCCCATTGCGCAATGTCGCCCATATAAATAGGGTCGTTTTTGCGGGAAAAGAATTTAATTGCTCCTTCGTTTCTCTCTACGTACTTGTCATTAAAGAATAGCATTGCAGATAAACAATTTACGTTTAAGGCTCCGCCGTAAGCTAAAGGAACGGCTGCGCCTGTAAGGTCATATAAAATATTAGCACCCCAACGGTCGTTTTGTCTAGGGTCTAAAAACTTGATTTGTCCCCATTGACCAATAACGCCAGACTTCAACATCGTTACCATGCCTGTTTTTTCAAAATCGACAACGTTTTCAATACGTCTAATGTCGTCCCATTGTTCAGGAGTAATTAAAGCGTACCATTGCCCGCGGGTAATATTTTGTTTTTTAATTGCTAATTGAACGGCCATAAGGTCGGTGTACTCGAACCGTTTTACTAATCCAACGTAACCGCCTGCCACAACCGCCGAAGTTCTTTGTTGTTCGGTCACTACTGTACCTTTTGGGTTCGGTAGTCCAGTTGTTGCAATAATGTTTGCGGCCAAGGTCGGCGCCCATTGGGTCGCAATATAATTGGCTATGCCTGTGTTCATATTGTCGGCCTGCTCCTCTGCGATTTGCGCGGCCTTATTGTATGAAAGTTCAGCATCTTGTAAAGTTTCAAATACATACGGAGCCGGAGGCCTTATAATTGTATTCGAGTATGTTTTTTTGGTGTTAATTCTAACAACTGGAGTCAATGCCGTGGCGTTGTCTTCGTTATTAGCGTCATTGTAATAATCTGCATTTACCCCACCTAAAACCGGTTCTGAATTTCCTGTACTTTGCGGAATTTCAATACTCGCGGCGTTTGGTTGTCCTGCATTAATACTCTTTTTATAAAAAGCGTTATCCGGGAATAATTGCTTTTCGAGCATTCTTTGAAATATGGTGATTCTAACTTCTGCCATTTCGTTTGATTTTTAATATTAGTTTAAAATTGAGACTTCCGCCGTCTTGTTAATTTCATTAAAAGCATTTTCAAGCTCTGTTTTTTCAGTAGCGCTTAAGGCGTCCAATTTAGCGGGGTCACTTAGCATTTCCTCAAATTTAGCGGCTTTTGCTTCAATTTCAGACTTTTTACCCGTTGGCTTTCCACCTGTTTTTAATTTTGCGTTAATGTCTCCGGGGGTTGCGCTTAGACTTTCAAGTAAATCTTTTGTGCCCTCAAAGTCTTTAATAGCGTTTTCAATCCATTTTTCGGCGCCGTCTTTTTGGATTTTACCGTCGGTAACCGCCGTATTAATCAAAGTTTCTGCATTTGCTTTTACAGTTACTTTTTTAATTTCGCCGTTTTCCTTTTTCATGGCTTCAACTTTTGCATCTGATAACTTTAATTTATCTTGCAATTCGTTTACCATTTCGTCTTTTACTGCGGAGTCTTCTTTTAACTCTCTTAAGGCGCTAAGTGCCGCGGCTTCGCTTGCCTCTGCATTAAGGCCTAAAAACTCGTTTAATAGTTTCATTTTCTTGTCCTTTTTGTTAATATTAATATTTGAATTATACAGAGCGGCACACGCCACTAGCTTTTTATCCGTGCTTAGTTCTTGATTTATTTGTTTTCCTGTTAGTTCAACCTCGTCAACTATCCCAAACTCTTTGGCCTCTTCGGCTGTAAATGTGGTCTCTTTGCCCATCGATTCTTTTACCTTGTCAATGTTTTGGCCTGAGCCCTCGGATATAATTAAGGCTAAAGATTCGCCAACTTTTTGAACTAATGAGTTTTCAGCGTCTGAGATGTTTTTATTTTCACCCGCAAAACGGGCGTCGTGTATCATTGTGGTTGCGTAATTAACCGCTGTTCGGTTTCCTTTTTTCCCGCTTGCAAGCAAAACGCCTGCCATTGAGTAGGCGATGCCCACGTTTTTCAATTTAATATTTACCCCTTTTGCTTGTAAGTATTCAACCGTTGCAATTATGGAGTACCCTTGAAAAACGTTTCCGCCGGGGGAATTAATTAGTATTGTGAGGTCGTTAATTTGTTGAGTCTCAGCAATAAAACGCAATTCGTTTGCGAAAGTGTCGCCGTTTACGTCGCTGCCAATTGCCCCGAATAAAAAAAAGGTTGCTTTTTTATTCTGTTTATTTTGAACAATTTTAGAGTATAACAAATTCATATAGATGTGATTTATACAAAAGCAAAATTAATAAAGAAAACTTATATAAACAAATATTATTCAACTTTTATATTTATTGGGGTTTCTGCCAATTTCTTTAAGCTCTTTTTTAACCTCTTTATTTTCTTTTTAATCCGTTTTATTTTCTTAATTGCTTTTTTAGCGTCAACATTTACCGTAAAAGTTTTAGGCATTTCCATATTATGTCTTTTTATTTAACTCTGTGATTATTTCGATTTGAACCGGGGCACTCGGGTTTACTTCCGTGTCGCTTGCGTCCACTAAACTAGTTTCGCCGCAATTAGTAAGATTAACAGCAAAAACAATTTGCCAATCCATCAAAACCGAATTGTTAATGTCCATCGATTCCCGCACTTTTCTAATATCTTTTATCCCTGCCGCGCTTTTTTGGTGCAACCTTTTATAAATTAGTTCTGCGTTATCTAACATGTCCAGATAATCGGTTTCCCTGTTTTCAGCGCTGTGTTTTGGGCTTATTAAATGTAGAGTGAACTCTATTAAATCCTTTGTTGTTGCTAAATCGTTTGTTTCGCTCGTTTTTTGATATTGTGTATTAATGTCAGAATTGAAAAAATCAAAAAACACAGCAAAAACGGGGTAATTGTCTTTTTGTTCAGGTTCTAAAAGTTCACTATTCCAGAAACTAAAATGTTTAATAAACTCCAAAGGTTCGAAAGTATGCTCACTTTCTAAAAGGTCTGTATAAGCCCCCCCTAAAAGCATGTTTTTAACCAATAAATATAATTCCGATTTTATCGAGCGTGCCATATTATTTTATATTTCGTAATTCTCTGTGAATTAATCTTTGTATTTTCATTTCTAAGACTTTCGAGTCCCCAATAAATTCCCGTTGCGGTTGTGGGCTCTCCCCTTCGTTGTGTGCTACCGCATAGGCTATGTTTCTCGTACCTACAACAATTCTATTAAAGTTAACCTCTCGGTTTTTAATGTCTGCTCTTAGGTCTCCGCTTTTAACCAAAATTGCACGGCTTCGGCTGTTACTGTCTGCCCGTTTTCGGGCTCTCCAACCGCTGCGGCTTGCGTCTGTTTGCCCGCCGCCTTTCCTAAAACCCTCTATAAAATGGTTTTTTGCTTCATTCGCGATAATTAAGGGCATTGTTTTTTTAAAGCTCCTAAATTTAGAGCTGAATTTTTTAAAACCGAAACTACCAATTTTTTTTACGCTCATTGAAATAAAAAGTCTTTAACATCAAAAGGCTCGTCACTTACGGCCTGAATTCTTATATTTACTTCGTTTCTGCTACCCACTACCGGGGTAACTGAAAAACGTCTAATTACAATATTCGTTATATCCCAGACTTCGTTTAAAAATCTGCTTATTACTGGTATTGATTCGGGGCTTTCCCATATTCGGCGCCAATTCTCCAATTGGTCGGCTGGAAACACATTAAAAAGTTCGGTTACTTTACCCTCAATACTGATATTATAATCCAATTGATTTACGTACTCCCGAACTGCTCCTTTTCGACCGGATACGGGGGTGTCAATTATGTTCTTTTCGCCTGTTACTGTTATCACAAAAGAGTCCAGAGACAGCCCCGCATAAGGCACATTAATACTATCCACATTAAAATAACTGCCCGGTGCAAAAAAAACATTATCATAAACAGGTGTGCCGAGCTGAGAAATACCAATTGGTACACTATTTGCTAAGTCCCCGATACTTGGAATAATTCCCGGTAAATCAATTACAGCCATATTATTTAATTTTTCGCATTGTCTTTTTTACTTCTTTGTCGCTCGGCGTTGTAAACTCAAAATTATTATTTTGCGCCCTTTTAAATTCGCTAGGAATTTTATAATAAGGGTGTCCCGTTTTTGGGAATATTACCCCGCTTTTACCCGCATTATTGGCAAATGTTTTTGAATGATTTTTTAAGGTTTTAACCTGGTTTTTTTTATCTGCTTTAAGGTTATAGCCTGATAAGTGTTTTTTTAAATTCGTTTCTTTTCCACTTCTCAATTGAACTACAATACATCTGCAACCCCAGTCATTTATGGGCATTCGCGTGTCCCAAAAAGAACTATTAACGGGTTTTATTATTCCGTCGTAGGCTGCATGCGTATGCCTTACCCTTTCGTCCCCGACTGTTACGTATTTCAACATCGGAAAGACCTCTTTTTGGTCTTGTGTGTTTTGCCACTGCTCGGCGCTTTGCGCTACCCTAAAAGCGGCGTTTTGTTCTGTTTTTAGCCAATTTATATTATAATCTAAATTAATACGCGTCGCAATATCTTTGAACTCCTTAAACGGCCGTTTTAGCCCCTCGGTATCAAACACCTGTTTACTTAAGTCTTGTGTTTGATGAAACGTTTTAACCCCCGAAAAACTCTCTAAATTCTTTTTATACGCTAAAGTCGATTTATAAAAACCTGTTCCAATCTCAAACTCGGAAGGCAGGCCAATACCAAAACCGACGCCACCCATTAAGTTTAAATAATGAAAGCTATATAAATCGTTTGGTAAAAACAAAGGGTTGATTGCCCCGGAATAGATGCCTTTTATTAATTTTTCGTCGTCGTATTTTGTCGGGTCTAATTCCGGGTCTTTTATATTATATAAATACCATTTACGAAAAGCCAACGCCACCGAATTTTTAACAGATATTATCTTTGTTAATTGCTTAACATATCTATTTACAAAACTCTGTTTTGATTCGTTTATGTTTGGCGTTATAAGCATTAGTTAAATTTAATTGTATGGTTTAAATATATTTCATCAGGTGTTGCTGCGGTTGCTGTCGCCCACGTTATTGTGCCGTTTGTCGCAACATTAACCAAGAAATCGAATACCGTAGAAGTCCCATATCCTTTTTGTGGGATACTTAATCTATTAAGATTTGCAGGCCAAAAACCTGTAGGCAAGGTTAATATTGTAGAGCTTGGGGTGGCATCATTAGCACTGCATCGGCCTATAATAACCATAGTGTATTTGTCAACCATTCGGACATAAACATCTATTAATGTCCAATCAGTACCCGCAATAGTTACAGGTGTCCAGTCGTCCCCGTTTACAATATCAGTAAATCTTTTACCATTTTTTACGCTTAAATCTGCACCAATAGCAGCAACCGAAACCGCAACACCTCTGTTTTTTTCCCATGTTTGGCGTGGCGTCGAATCTAAATAAGTTTTGTCGCCGCCCGCTTCAAAAGCCGTTTGCTTTTCATACTTATAAAAGCCGTTGCCCTCGGTGTCCGGCACATTTATTTGGGCATCGACTTTTATTAATTCACCGTCAAGAAAAATATACCCTTCGGTAATGTCGATATTTGACCCATTCGGCGTTGTAACGCATCCCGAAACTATGAAATTCTCAGAACTTAGCCCTTTTGTGAGTCCGTGCAAAGCCAATCTATTAGCCGCCTGAATTCTTAAAAAGTCGTTTTCATTCATGTTAGGCTCGCCGCCTGCAAAAGTTAATTTGTTATTCATATCTTAAAATGTTAAAATAGTATAAGTTTTTCCCGCAATTACGTAATTATCAAGTAACCCCCTTAACAAGGTTTCATCAAAGACAACCAAAACAGGTATATGTATTGTAAAATTAAAAGTTTGCCCTATTATTTCACTTTGTAAAAACCAGTTTTTCTGTGTTGGGTCGCTTTCCCCTTGCAAATACCAAACCTTGTTATTTGGGTCTGTTTCGCCTTCTAAAAACCATGACTCAGGCGCTCCGGCGTCGTTCTCAGTAATATAAATACGCCTTAATAAGTTATCATAAACATTATTTAAATAGTTCTCTAAACTCAAATGTTGCCCGGTCACATCTAAAAAGTCTTTTAGGGCCACACATAAATCAAATAGAGAACTTTGTGTATTTTCCAAACTTTCCGCCAACACCTCTAAATATGCTATCCATTTTGTCCGCTCCGCTCCTGTTTCGGGAACTACTTTCCAGAAATAAGGAACTAGCTTTAAATAAATGTCTTCTACATCAATGTTATATTTTGAGCAATTCATTATACCGAATATGTTAAGGTGTTTCGTAATATATTTGCGTCTTCAACAATGTAGCCCGCCGCGGCCGTATAGCTTTGGTCTGTTAATGCTGTTACGTCTACATAACTCACAGCGTCAAAGGCTTTAGCCTCTACCAAATTGACTACCACGTTTTGAACGCCTGTCGCTGCTTGTATTGCGTCGACCATGCCCATAATAGTATATTTGCCGTTAAAGTCCAAATTACGCCAATATGTTTTTATTGCCTCTTCAACTGGGTAAACACCCGGATTAGCCACGCTTTGCCCGTCCGCTGCTATTATTTGCCCGTCGACCTCAATTAATGCAGTCACTTGCATTTGGTCGCCGTCCTGGCTTATTACTTGTACCGCCGTTCCGGCGAAACGTTTTTCAATCCAGTATTGCGTTAATCCGCTTAATTCCGAAGGGTCTAACTTTTCCGGATTATCTGAAACGTCCAACTTTGCGGCCTTGATTAATACAAACCCACTCTGTTCGGTTGCGCTTGATACTTTTATTATCTGCTTAAGCTCATCAATTACCGAGTATGAAGGAATACCATTTATTATTTCTAAAATGTCTCCAAACTGATACAAAAGCGTTTCCGCAGCATACCATTTTAAAGTGCCTGTGGGTATTTCCGTTTTTCGCACTTCTAAATCCGCCTCGAGCTCTGCGAATAGGTTTTCAAGTATTACAACCTCGGTAGCAAATAGGCCTAAAATATTGTACCAAATACTAGCATTCGAGGGATTTGTAAGGTCGTTTAGTTCGGCTTTGCTTTGTTTATCCAAAACCATTTCGTCGATAACATCTTGTATTGTCCTTGGTGTAAAAGCCATTTTATTTTGCTTGGTTGTATAACGCTTTAATTTTTTCTTTTAAGTCTTCTTTTTTCTCGGGGTCGGCGAAAGTTTCCATTTGCTCCTTATTTTCAAGTGTTAAGCCTATTTTCTCTATAATTTCGTCGACGTCAAAATCAAAATGGGGTGCTAATTTTGCAATTATTTCCGCCCAGTCCGAAACAGTCAACTCTTGCGAAAGTTCCCATTTAAAAACGTCGTTTTCGCCTATTTTAATGCCTAAAGCGGACATTTTTGGTATTAGCTTCTCATTGATTAAAAAACCCAAATAAACCCTTCTTGCTTGTATGAATATTTCTTTTTGTCGTTCGTGTACTTCGCCCTGCGAGCGGCTCGAACCGTCTTCAAAAACCATTGTTTGGCCTAAAAATGCCTTTGACATATTTTTATTTGCCATGTTCTCAAAGTCCTCGTAAGATTTATACCCCTGCCCCCCGTTGGTTAACGCTTCTATTTCGTCGTCCATTCCTACCACCACAGCGCCCGAATGCTTACGTTTTTGCAACCATTCTATTAAGTTGTTGCGATGGTTTTTGTTTGCAAAATTGGTTTTTACAGTATAATATGGGGTTGTAAATAACTCGTTAAATACCGCCCAGAATTGCTTTACTTCACGCTTTAGAATGAATGATTTTGCAACCACATTGAAGCGGCCTAAGTGCTTTCTGCTTTTGACAAAAATTGTCCAATTATTAAGCGGGCTTTCTGTATAATCAAAATCCTTAGTATCTTGGTATTTGTCAACTGAGACAAAACCCCCGTCGGGTCTCACATTATACCTATCGACCAAAGAAACGCCCGAAAAAATACCGTCTTTAATCCCTGTAAACTGGATTAGTGAAAACCCCCAGTAATCGGCTTGCAAAACGTATTCCATGAAATCGTAAAACCAAAGTTTTTTAAATAAGTTGGTTTTGTCTTCGTCTACTTCGTTTTGTTCGTTGAATACATTAAAAGGTGTTTGCGATACGTCAAAAAATATCGAATCTGTTAAAGCGGTTATATGCTCGTCAAAATCAATATTATTATAAAGATTTAAAAGATTATGATATTTATGTGATTCGCCTATATATTCGCCCTCAGCGTCGGTTACTGCTACCGCCCAATCTTGCAAAGACTCTCTAATCCTGTCAATAGAGTATTTTACTATGTCCTCGTTAATCTCTTTCTCTGCTTTATCAGATTTGAGATTGATTAAAGGTGTTTCTTTTTTAAATGGGTTCCTTAATTTCATATCGAAATGTCATTATAGTAAACTTTTTCAACCGCTTTCAAATCGCCGCCTTTACTTTTTAATTTGTTTTCTAGTTCCTTTAAGTCTGCAAATGTTTTTGTTTGCATCGGCTCATTTGGGGCGGTTATGTAGAATATTTTCTTAATCGGGTTAAACATTGTTACTATGTTATTTTCCTGCAAAAGCGCTAGCGCTCTCGGGAACTCTTCTAGTATGTCTTTTAAATGCCCCATTACTAAAATGTAAAATTTCGCTCTTTTGATTCCGTTGCACTTTCAACAATCACAATATTACCTGTCTGGTCTTCCTGATTCTCCGTAATAAGTGGTAAATTCGGCTGTACAGAGCCTTTATTTATTTGTTTTAAATATCCAATAGCTCCGCCGTTTTGGCTTGCGCTATTGCCGTCGTACCTTTCTTTTCTAAATACTGGAATATCAACATTATTCAATCGGGTTAAAATATGGTAGATAATTATATCTGCAGTTAATTCAACCATTTTTAAATTTCTTGGGTCGCCTGAACTGAAAAAATCCGTATCAATTGGTAAATTTCCCGTGCTGTCTGCGATGCACTCGTATTTACTTTCGTTTGCAGCCACAAAGTCCCATTTTGCAGGGTCGAAGGGCTCGGCGATGGCTATATCTGTGTTTGCCGTGTAAATGTTTTTTTCAAAAGAAACAAAGTCATTTTCTGAATATGTCTGAGTCGCGTCGTAGGCGTCTTCAATCCAATAAACTCGGTCACCGATTACGAAAACCGTTGCGGCATCAAAAGGCTTTAGCACTTTGAATATTAAAGCCTCGTCGTACCTTGCCCGTAAATAGCTGCTTATCTCTTCAATAGTGCTTATTAATTGAGTTTGCCATATTTCGTCAGCCTCGTTTATAAGCTTATTAAAAGCGTCCTGCGGGTAAGTTCGGTAAAAATCGGACTTTAGTATAAAATAATCCATATAGATAAAATTTATATAAAAACAAAATTAATCAATTTTATCCTTAAAAACAAAAAAGGCTTAGAGTATTCTAAGCCTTTTCAATTTATTATTACTATACACAACTTAAAGAAACAAGCAGCTCTCTAATTTTAGCGTTTATTTCTTTGGCTGTATATTTCTGCCTTAATTCGCCTCTAAGTTGTTTATCAACATTTAATTGATAAACAACCGTAGGGGCTGACTTTTTACGCCCTGCCCCTTTTCTTTTGCCCCCGTGTTTGTTTTTCATCTAATTAACTGTTACGCTATTTCCTTTTTTAATTTCAACACTGTGAGCGTGAAAACGCACACAAGCATTAGAATAATCTACAGAACCTTTTTCTAATTTTCTTGAAAATTCTTCGCCCTCTTCGTTTGTTGTTGTTTTCATGAAAGAATAGTCAGTGTCTCTTTTAATTATCGTTTTCATCTTTTTAAGTTTTACATCTCAGCTTTATTGCTTTTGATACACCAAAGATAAATATAATATTTGAATAAACTACTATAAATATCAAAAAAGATTAAGTTATTTTTAATTATTTTGCTAATTGCTTAAAGCACAAGGCGTTAAAAGCCGCTTAACAAAGAATTATTTTGAGTATCGGGCAAACTGTTATCGGAATAGTCGCTAAAACGGTTTAAAAACTGCTTGAATTCAGGTTCAAAGGTTTTGCAAATAAAATACCTTAGTGAATCGAGTATGTGCCCGTTTGGCTCATAACTTTGTTTTGTTTTCGGGTCGGTGATACGTCTTTTTAGTATCCCGCCGTCTTTGTCCTCTTTGGTTTCGATATAGTCATTAATTGACTCCTTACAAGTTTCGTTTATTTCTATTTCCATATTCTCAAAACCCCCGTCGAAAATGTGGTTTATAAAGTCGCCTGTACTTGCAACGGGTGGGGCTTTTCTGAAAAACTTATCTATTATTGTGTAACCCTCTTTTTTTATGCTCTCCGTAAACAGGTCGTAGAACGATTTTTTATTGTCGTCTATATTGTTGCGTGCCTTGGTGGTCGGGTCGCCGTACAGGTATATTTTTTGATTGTAATTTTTTTCTTTTAGCCAGTCGGCAACATATTTACCCGACTTTCGAGCTGTATTAATCGGGTCTCTTGCGGGCAATTCATGTATTTGTCGAATAAAGTATTTTTGATTTACTTTTTTAATCTGCCATACTGAAACGGCAATGTAAGGCATTACGTTCGAGTCAATAGAGATATGCAGAGTGTTCTCGAAGTCGTATGTTAAGGGTTTTACGTGGTTATCAACACTAAAACTTTTTAAGAATTCTCCCCCGCTGTGTATGTTCTTAGGGGTTTGCTGATATTGTGAATAAAAAACATAAGGAGTTATTTTCCTTAAATGGATTAAGGTTTCTGCACTTAATTTCATTTCCCAAAGTGCCTTGCCATCCTCTTTGAGAGCAGGCAAAACTAACAATTCCCATTTTTCCCGCTCTTTTTCAAGCAAAAACCCCGTTAAGTCGTTGGCATGTAATCTTTGCATCACTATAATAATCGGGGTTTTTTCGCTGTTTAGCCTACTCCTTAAAGTATTGTCGAATCGTTCATTTACAAAATCCCTCGTAACCATAGAAAGCGCGCTTTCAGGCTTTATAGGGTCATCTATTATTAAAGCGCCTGAAAAATACTCGCTGTCTATAGACCCCGCACCAAACCCCGTAATTTGCCCCCCTGTAGAGGTTGCGTAGACCCCGCCGCCTTGTTTTGTGTACCATTTACTTTTAGAATCGCTGTCTTTTTTTGTTTCAATGTCGAATAGGTCTTGGTAGGATTTTGATTTTATTAAATCCCTTACACTTTCCGAGTTATCCAAAGCCAATTTTTCAGAATAAGAGGCGTGAATAAATTTTGATTTTGGGTTAAATGCCAAACCCAGGGCCATAAGCATTTTAACTATCAATTCTGTTTTGCCAAAGCGGGGGGCTATGTTTATTATTAACCTAGTAGTTTTTAGGGTTAAAACGTCTTTTAATTTTTCGGCTATTATTCTGTGAGGCTCCGCCGGGTAAAATTCCCGGTTATATTCCATTTTAAAAAAATATTGGGTAAAAAGCAAAGGGTCAGATAAAAGTAATTTTCGCAATTCCGTTTTATTCATTCTTTAAACTTTTTATTATTTCGTCTCTGTCTTCATCGGTTAAGTCACTCTTTAGGGTTAAACTGTGTACCTTCTCGGCATCGTAGCCCATTGCCTTTTTAATTTCTTGTAAGGCTTTTATTTGGTTACTGGTGTCCGCAGCGTCAAGAGTAGCACCAAAGGCTATATCCGCAAGGCCTTTAAGCACTCTTAGTTTACTTATGCCCGCCTCCCCTTCTATATCGTTCTTAATGAAAGCGATATACTGCTTTATCTGAGGTTTTCTTAAGTTCTCGTAAGACATTTCACTTGCGGAGTTTTCAGAGTACCCGGCCACTATTGCAGCCCGAGTTCCGTTCCAATCAATGACATATTCGTGACAAAAAATACTTTGCTTTTTTGTCAGCTTTTCTTTCAGCTCCTCTAAAGTGTATATTACTTCTTTTTCCATTTTGCGGCTATTTCTTTTCGTTTCTCAATTGGTAGAGCCAGAAAGTAAATAATTTCCCTTTTTAATCTCTTCTTTAGTTTCCTAGGAGGGTTAAACCCTATTAGCCAGTTTCTAAAACCTCGGTCTTTTATGTAGTGTGCCATTTTTTAACCTATTGAATAGTAAGACATTTCTAGTAAATCTTTGATTGTGATTTTTTTACCGCTTTTTTTGGCAACTATTTTATTATAGTGTTTAATAAAAGTGTTATTCACAACGGCCAGTTTACCGTCTGTTTTTTGAATCACTAAATATCTTTTCCCGGGACGTGTGCCCCTGTTAGTAGATTTATAATACTTCTTTTTGGCCTCTTTAATTGCCTGCCTGAAATTCCACCAATTTAAAAACTCGATTTCTTTTCTTTTAATAAATCCGTTAAAACTCACTGTTACAAAAACCAAAGGTATTGCAACCAACAAAAAAAAGAAACCGAAACCCAGATAAACCAAGAGACGCCCTAAAAAGAGCCCAACCAGAATATTAAGTACTATTATAACCTTGTTTTCCTTGAAAAATGTTAAAATCCTTTTTATCCGCTTCATATTAAAAATTATTAATTTGTACTGCAAAGATAAGATATTTTTTCACACTTTCAAAAGAAAAACTCTTTGTTTCTCTGTAAAACACTAACCCCCAAGCCTTTAATTTTTGACAAACAGGCAGCCCCATACACCTAAACCCCCATAAACATTGAGGGGAACAAAGCCGAAAAACATTGTTTCTCTGTAACTCTCTGGCACACACCTAATTAATTTTTAACGTAAACAAAGAAAATAATCTTTGTTTATCTCTGTTTCACCTTTAAACTCTACAGGTATACGTATTTAACCGTTAGAAAAGCAACAAAAAAAGTAACAAAAAGTTCACATAGGCTTATAAGGGGTAATATACAGTAAATAATATTACACATATCTATAATATTCTATATATCTATAATCCATATAAGTGGTATTTAAGTAATATAACTTTATAGCCTTTTTATTGTAGTTATTGTTTACAATTACCAAAACCCCCACCCTCACTACTTATAAAATAAACAATAAATATTTCTTTGTTGCCGTCTTTGTTTACCGAAAAAGGCTAACTCCCTAATAAATAGAGGGTTAGCCTTAAATGATTTGTTTCTTTATCAATTTTCTATTAAAAAATACTTAAAGTTTCCAAAATGTGGGCAATTACGTCAACCGTCCAACCGTTCCCTAGCATTTTATATCTTTGTGTATTACTTACGTGGTTTGTGTAATTATCGGGCACGGTTTGCAGCCTCTCGCATTCTATGGGGGTTAGGTGTCTGTAATGTATATTTTCATCATTATAAACATCTACGTATCTATTCGGAGGTAGCACCCTTAAAACGTTATCTTTTTGCACGGTGGTTAAGCACCCGGTTTTGTAATTGAGGTGTTTAACTTGCAAACATTGGGTAACAGATACTTTTTTATTGTAGTCCTCTCTTACCCCCCTCTCGTTGATTCTCCTACCAACAATTGAAGCTGGAAACACTATCTGTCTTCTACTCTTATCAAAATAATTTTTCAAATTTCCTTTTTTCCAGTAGTTAGCATCAATACAAAACGCTTTTTCTTTTTCTGTTAAATCGTATTCTAAAACGTCTTTTAATAAAATACCTTTGTCCTCCGGCTGCTCTATATTAGGGATGTTTGTCCAGTATAAACGACGGCGGTTTTGCGCTGAAACTAAAGCGGAGTTTATCCCTATAGGTTCGACGCCTAAATATTTAGTAATAACGTCCTGATATTCTTTTTTCATCTTTACATTTTCCAATAAAAAATACAAAGGATTAGTTTCCTTTAATAATCTGACAAACTCGAAAAATAAGGCGCTCCGAGGGTCTTCAAAATTCAATTGCTTGCCCGCAAAGCTGAAACCCTGGCAGGGGCTGCCCCCCACTAATAAGTCTATCTTTTCGAGGTCTGCCCCTTTTATCTTGGTTATGTCCCCCAGTTGGATGGTGTCGGGGTAATTTGCGTCGTTTACAATATTTGCGTATTTATCTATTTCAGATGAATATCTTTTATTTACTTCTACCCCCAAAAGGTCTAAGGCTATCCAAATAGACCCCAAACCGTTAAAAGTACTTAATACATTTATTCCTTTCATATTTCAAACTTTAAAACACCCTAAATTTATTTACTTCTATGTCGAAGCTTCTATACACTTTGATACCAAACATTTTAGGGTTGTCGGTTTCGACCCCCTCTACGAAAAAAGCGCTTTCCGTAATTAAATAGAGGGTGTTTTGGTTAATAATAATGCCCTCCGGCTCTTTCCCCCTATTCTCGTACTTAAATTTATGCACTGCGTTCTGTAAATCGTTTATTAAATTCATATCTCGAAGTCCTCTCCTGTTACAATTCTATAAATATCTCTTGTTAATTCCACATCATAAAAAGCGTCATGTAAGGACTCTTCTTTTATTTCTATACCTAACTCCTTGGCGACCCTTTTAAGTTTAAAAGAGGGCATGTTTTCCCGCCGAGTTATCAAGTATTGCGCTGCTAAGCTCATCACATCAATTTCACTTTTCCAGAACCACGAGTCTATGAAACTGTCTCCGTTCTGTTCGAACCAAGCCCGCAAAAACACACTATCAAAATGGCTAATATTAAACCCAATAAGAAAAGCTTTTTGTTTAGGGTTGTACTTATCAACATACTTTGTTAACACCCTTATGAGCTTTCTATAAGCCTTCGCCATTTCGGGGTAAGCTTTTAATTCGGCCTCGGTCTTTTTACAAATAGTCAAAGCGATAGGTTCGTACTCTGCTTTCGGGTGTGGCCGTGTCTTTATGTCGAACTTTTCGACTACTTCGCCGTCGACTTCTATAAACCCGGCGATTTGATGAATAGAATGTTTTCTAACATTCACCCCCGTTGTCTCCAAACCTAAGAATATTTTTAACATTTAAAACATTTTATAAGTTAATAAATTTGTGGTTTCTATATTTACGTATTTCGATACTGCTTTTATTATGAAGTCTTTTAAACCATCTAAGTAATCTTCAAACCCCGAAAGTTCCCCAAATTTAGAACTAAAAGAAGTATTCTTTATTAAACTCTCGAAATCTAACCTTTCTATTATTCCTAAAATCTTATCACCTATACCCTCGAGGTTTTGAAAGTTGTACTTGAATTCTTCTTCGAGTTCCCCATTAGCACAATAGAGGTAGATATAATCGAAGACCCCTAGCATCTCGTCTCTTTCATCTCTAAAAACCAAAGGCATTTTTTTAAAATCTACGTAATAGATTAGAGAGCCCATAATAGTTAACATCTCAAAGTTAACCCCTTGATATTTTGGTAGCCACAAAGTGTGCCTTTCTAAAGTATCCAAATCCTTTTCTAAATCCATATTATTAAAATATTAGTTCGAGGCAAAGATAAACATATTTTTCAAACTTACAAATAAATATAATATTTTTTGCTTATTTGATAATAATTGTTATCTTTGCCTCGAACTAATTAAACAAAATGACTTTACTAACAGGAAAAGAAATACAAGCGCGCAAAGCAATAGGTTTACAAGTTGCGCAACAACTTAGAAACAGTTTTACCACTCAGGACGAAGCGGCGAAGTATGCCAAAGTAACCCCCGCCCAAATGTCCGCAGTGGTTAACGGGCGAAATAATTACACGATTGAAACGCTCACAAAAATAGTTATTGCAAATAGCTTAAATTTGAGTCTATCAAATGAAATATTTAACAATTATAAGTTATGAAATCTAAAGAGGCAAGAGACGCGATAATATCCGTAATTGATAACCAATTACAAGGGGGGCTTAAACCAACTAAACAGGTTTACAAATGGGGGAGGTCAAAGAAAGAGCTTTTCGATAGTCTTTCAGGAATGTTGCAAAAAGGTCTAAGCCTCAGTGAACAAAATTATTTAAACGAAAGAAAAGAAAAAAATTTGTAAATTGTTTTGGTAGTTTAATATTTTGTATTAGCTTTGCATCAAAATGGTAAACATGGAAAACACAGTTTTAAAAAACAGGATTAAAGAAAACAGGTGGCGTTTAGACTTAACACAAGACGAACTGGCCCAAAAAGTAAATTTATCGAGGGTAACTTTAGGCAAATTTGAGCGCGGGGGAAACCCAGATTTACAAAAAGCTTTTGAAATTGCCGAAGTTCTTGGGGTAACTTTAACAGAATTATTTTATATAGAAACCAAATAAAATTTGAATATATGGAAAACAGTAAATTTTTTATACCTGTAGATTTGGACAACCCAAAACAGGTTAACGCCGCAGCGGCTTTTTTTAACGCCCTAAACGGCACAAACACAGAGACAGCGCCAACACCGAAAAAAAGAATGGTAAAGGCGAAAGTTGAAACAGTAATCGCAAAAACGGAGGTTGTTGTAGAAACTGAAAAAACCGACCCTGCCGTAGCGACCGAGAAAGTCGACAAAACAGAAGGCGTAACAATTGAGGCAGTTCGTAAGCTTGTGAGTGAAAAAGCAAAGGAGCACAAAACAGCTATTAAAGCAGAGCTTACAAGATTAGACGCTCCAAACGTTACCAAGTTAAAAGAAGAGCATTACGCCTCTTTTGTAGAATTCTTAAAAACACTTTAAATTATGGGAGCGGATAACCATAAGGACAGGGCACATGCTCTGTTATCAGCTTCCGGGGCTTCCCGGTGGTTGAATTGCACACCTTCGGCAAGAATAGAGGAAGGGTTCAAAGAGTCTGGCTCTTCTATTTTTGCGGAAGAGGGGACTTTGGCACACGAATTTGGCGACTTAGCTTTACAAAAAGCTATCGATAAAATTACTCAAAGGCAGTACAGGGATAAAGTTAATAAGCATAAAAAACACAAGCTTTACTCTCCTGAGATGGACGGCGAAGTGGAAAAGTACACAAGCTTTGTATTAGAACAATATACAGAGGCCTTAAAAAGAACTCCCGACGCGGTTTTATTAGTAGAAGAGAAAGTATCCTTAGAGGCTTTTATTTCTGAGGGTTTTGGCACTTGTGACGCAATTATTATTGCCGACGGGATTATGGATGTTATAGATTTGAAATATGGCAAAGGTCTAAAAGTTGACGCCGACGACAACTCTCAATTGAAACTTTATGGATTGGGTGCTTTAGACCTGTTTGAAATGATTTACGATATTGAGACAGTAAGGCTTAACATTGTACAACCAAGACTCGACCATATTAGCACTTGGGAAATTTCAGCAAAAGACTTGACCAACTGGGGAGAAGCTATTGTAAAACCCAAAGCGGCGGAAGCTTTCGAGGGTAAAGGCGTTCAGAATGCAGGCGATTGGTGTAGATGGTGCAAAGCCAAACCAAGGTGCGCCACTATCGCAAGCCAAAGCCTAAAAGTTGCAAAGCATGAATTTAAAAGCCCGCACCTCTTAACAGATACCCAACTTTTAGAAGTTTACGGAAAGCAACCAATGGTTGCAGACTGGATTAAGTCGGTAGCCGAATACCTTTTAAGTGAGGCGATTAAGGGTAAAAAATGGCAAGGGCTTAAACTCGTAGAGGGTAAAAGCAACCGAAAGTGGAAGGACGAAGGCGAAGTAAAAGAAGTCTTAAGCGAATACGACGAAAGCAAGTATATTAATGCAAAGCTCAAAGGAATTGGCGATATTACTAAGTTAGTGGGAAAAGACAATTTCAACGAACTTTTGGGGGCTTTAGTGGTTAAACCACAAGGCAAACCAACACTGACAGACGAAGCGGACAAACGTCCCGCGTTCGGTATAGAACAGGCAAAAAACGATTTTAAATAATTTAAAGATGGCAAAATCAAGAAAGCATTTAAAACGGAGGCGAATAAGCAAATTAAAGTGTTTCAACATTGAAACCCCAAAAGGGGTAAGAATCTTTAAGGGGCTAGATTTACAGAACGCTATAAGGAAAGCGTATAACTCAGCTTGCAGAGAAGTTAAAAACTCAGTTGCATACAAGAGCAAAATTCTAACTTCCCCAGACTTTCCGAGTATATTAAGTTTTAAACATTCAATAATTTAAATAAAAACACATGAGTACGACAAAAGTAGTAACAGGCCCAGGGATTAGATTTTCTTATGCCCACGTTTTCGAACCAAAAGCAATAAGCGAAGGAGCGGACAAAAAATATAGTGTAAGTCTTTTGATACCTAAAGAGGACAAAGAGACTATCAACAAGATTAAAAAAGCGATTGCCGCCGCTTTGGAAGAGGGCAAAGTAAAACTAGGAGGTAAAATACCGAAAGTTTACAAAAACCCGTTAAGGGACGGCGACGAAGAGCGACCAGACGACGACAATTACGTCGGCCATTATTTCGTTAATGCAAACAGCAACACAAAGCCGGGATTAGTTGACAAAGACGTAAACGAGATTATTGACCAGTCAGAATTTTATAGCGGTTGTTTTGGTCGGGCAAGCGTGAACTTTTACGCTTTCAACACCAACGGAAATAAAGGAATAGCCTGTGGCCTTAACAACTTGCAAAAGTTGAAGGACGGGGACAATTTAGGAGGCGGGGGAGCATCCGCAGCCGAGGACTTCGGAACAGAGGAAGACTCTGATTTGATGTAGTGGTTTTATTTAGGTTTTCGGGGTAAGTTTTGCAAGGCTTACTCCGTTTTTATCTTTCTTTTTTTTTTTCACTATTAAACCCACTACATACATGGAAAAATTACATATTGATATTGAAACTTACAGTTCCGTAGATATAAGAAAAGCGGGAGCTTATAAATATATCGAAAGTCCAGATTTTGAAATTTTAATGGTTGCCTACGCTTTTGACAACGACCCCGTCAGACTTATAGACTTAACCACAACCGACGGGCACATGATTTCGGTTATGTCCGCAGTCAAGCACCCGATTAGTTTAAACGACGCCCTTTTTAATTCAAGCATAGAAAAACACGCCCACAATGCAACTTTTGAGCGCAAAGCGTTTGAAAGAGTAGGCTATAAAATACCAATAAGCCAATGGTATTGCAGCATGGTAAAAAGTGCTTATTGTGGTTTACCCCTTGGTTTAGAACAAGTGTCGAAAGCTTTAAAATTAGAAGACAAAGGCAAACTTTCCACAGGAAAAGCCTTAATAAACTATTTTTCAAAACCTTGCAAGCCAACAAAAACGAACGGAGGGCGAACGCGAAACCTACCAGAACACGCCCCGGAGAAATGGGAAGAGTTCAAACGCTATTGCATGCAAGATGTGGAAGCTGAGCGCGAAATAGGTAAAAGGCTAGAGGCTTATATTATTCCGGACTTTGAAAGGCAAAATTATATTTTAGATCAGGAAATAAACGACCGAGGCATAAAAATAGATTTAAGTTTTGCAAAAAACGCTTATGAAACCGACACCCGCCGCTCTGCTTATTTGCTTGGTGAACTTAAAAAATTAACAGGTTTAGAAAATCCGAACAGCCCCGCCCAACTTAAAAAGTGGTTAAGTGCTGCGATAGGAAAAGAAATTACAACACTCGCAAAAGACACCCTGCAACCCCTTATTGATGAGGTTGGGGACGGGGTTGCTTCGGACGCTTTAAGCCTTCGCCGCAAACTCGCCAAAACAAGCACCAAAAAATACACCTCAATGCTGCATTGCGCTTGCGACGACGGAAGGGCGCACGGTCTTTTCCAGTTTTACGGGGCGAATCGTACGGGACGTTGGGCGGGGCGTTTAATACAAATGCAAAATTTACCGCAAAACCATTTAAAAGATTTAGATTTTGACCGGGGACAAATAGCAGTTGGAGACTATGAATTAATAACAATGTTGTATGAAGACATTTCGTCTTTATTATCACAATTAATTAGAACGGCTTTTGTAGCCAAAAAAGGGCATACTTTCGCCGTTGCTGACTTTTCAGCTATTGAGGCGCGTGTAATTGCCTGGCTTGCGGGGGAAACTTGGAGAATGGATGTTTTCAACTCACATGGTAAAATATATGAAGCCTCCGCGGCCATGATGTTTAACGTTAAGGTTGAAGAGGTTACAAAGGGCTCAGAACTCAGACAAAAAGGAAAAATTGCCGAGCTCGCTTTGGGCTACCAAGGCAGCGTCGGAGCACTTACCCAAATGGGCGGCGAAAGTATGGGGCTTTCTGAAACAGAAATGAAAAACATTGTTAAGAAGTGGAGAGCAGCAAACCCGAACATTGTAAAATTTTGGCGTAGAATAGAAGACGCCGCAAAAGCAGCTTTGAAAATTGGAGAGTTTAATCTTGCCTTGGCAGACACCTTTTTGATTTTCAGATACGACCGTAAAGTTTTAACTATTGGGTTGCCTTCCAGGCGTAGTTTGTTTTATCAAAACCCGCAATTTACGACGAACAAATGGGGTCAAACCTCGATTAAATACCAAGGTATGAACCAAGAAACCAAACAGTGGGGTTGGGTAGATACCTACGGCGGAAAACTTGTCGAAAACATAGTACAGGCAATTGCTCGAGATTTACTGGCTTTTTCTATGCAGCAATTGAACGCTAATAATTTCGACATTGTTATGCACGTACATGATGAGGCTATTTGCGAAATACCAGAAAAAGGGGCGTCTGACGACTTAGATTTAATGTGCCGATATATGGAAGTTCAACCCGACTGGGCCAAAAATTTACCTTTGGTGGCCGACGGGTATTTAACACCTTATTATAAAAAAGATTAGTTTACCTTTATAGCCCAAAATTAAAAAAAACTCTCTTCTCTATGAATTATAATGGTACAATTGATATTGCGACGGGCATGAGCGCCCGTTCTAAAATATGGAAAAACTTAAAAATAACTTGGTCGGATTTAGTAGAAAGACTAAGTGAAACCAATAAGACAAACGAAACCTTTAAGGAGTTTGTAAACGCGAATAAAGACGAACAGGTAAAAATAAAAGACGTCGGCGGGTATGTCGGCGGGTATTTACGCGCCGGGAGGAGAAAGCCGGAAAACATTGTACACCGTCAATTATTGACTTTAGATATTGACTTTGCAACGCTTGATTTTTGGGACGTTCTTACACTTCAATTTGACTTTGCGGCCGTTATTCATTCGACGCATAAGCATAGCGAAGAAGCCCCGCGGTACCGTTTAATTATTCCGGTTTCCAGAGAATTAAGCCGCGACGAATATATGGCAGTCGGTCGAAAAATAGCGGGCGACTTAAATATAGAACTCTTCGACAAAACAACTTTTGAGCCTAATCGCTTGATGTTTTGGCCGTCCACTCCTAAAGATATGAAATACTATTTTGAAACCCAGGAGGGGCCTTGTTTGGACGCCGACGAGGTTTTAAATTCTTATGCGGATTGGAAAGATTCGAGTTTGTGGCCTACAGCAAGCAAAGAACTTAAGGAAATAAAAGACCGCAGCCAAAAGCAAGAAGACCCGGAAACAAAACGGGGGGTAATCGGGGCCTTTTGTAGAACTTACAACATAATAGACTCGATTAGCACTTTCCTAACAGAAGAGTACACCCCAACCGACAACGGTAGATATACATATTTAAAAGGTAGTACAGCGGCGGGGCTTATCACTTATGAAGACAAATTTTCATATTCGCACCACGGAACCGACCCGACAAGCGGTATGTTATGTAATTCTTTTGACTTGGTACGTGTCCACAAATTCGGGCACTTAGGCGAAAAAAGCCGCCGGTCTATGGAGGACTTTGCTTTAAAGGACCCGAAAGTAAAAGGCACAATTGCAGACGATAATATAAATTCAGCCCATTATGATTTTGCAGTCGAACCCGAAGAGACAGCCGAAGAGATAAACAACGACTGGGCCAAAGAATTAGAAGCCAATAAAAACGGCGAATATTTATCTACAGCCCCGAACATAAATTTAATATTTTCAAACGATAACGTTTTAAAAAGTTTATTCCGTGTTAATACTTTCGATAAAAAAAGATATGTGTTTTCGAATTTACCATGGCGAAAAGTGGCAAAGCCCGAACCTGTTAAAAATGTAGACTTTTCAGGAGTGCGAAATTATATCGAGTGCATTTACGGAATTTCGAGCACTCTAAAAATTGACGACTCTTTAGCTTTGGAATTTGAGCGAAATAGTTTCAACCCTGTTGTTGATTTTCTTAATGGTGTTAAATGGGACGGAACTAAACGAGTTGATAACTTGTTAATTGATTATTTTGGAGCAGATGACAATATTTATAGTAAAGAAGCTATTAGAAAAATGCTAGTCGGGGCAGTGGCTCGAATATTTCGCCCAGGAGTAAAATTTGATTTAGTGTTAACATTAGTAAGTCAAGAGGGCACAGGCAAAAGTACCTTTGTAAAAAAGCTCGGCAAAGACTGGTTTTCCGATACTTTTATGAGTGTACAAGGTAAAGAGGCACTCGAACAAATACAAGGCGCCTGGCTTATTGAAATGGCAGAACTGGCAGGGCTTAGAAAGGCGGAGGTCGAATCGGTTAAGCACTTTATAACTAAACAAGAGGACACTTTTAGACCCGCTTACGGTCGGGTATCCGAGACTTATAAAAGACAATGTGTGTTTTTTGGCACGACTAATGATAGGACTTTTTTAAAAGACCCCATCGGAAACCGTCGTTTTATGCCAATTGATGTAAATACCGAATTAGTTACAAAAGATTTATTCTCCGAAGAGTTCGACAACGACATAGACCAAATTTGGGCGGAGGCTGTAACACTTTACAGAGCTGGAGAGCGTTTATTCTTAAGCAAAGAGGCGAATATAATTGCAAACAAAGAAAGGGGCTTACATACCGAAACGGACGAACGCAAAGGAATAATAGAACTTTATTTAAATACAAAATTGCCCGAAGGATGGGGAAAATTAGATTTAGACTCGCGGCGTATGCTTTTGGAGACAGGCGACGAAGTGGAAAACGGGGAAACTAAGAAATTTGTTTGTGCTGCGGAGGTGTGGTGTGAATGCCTAGGAAAAGAGCGACAAGACATATCAAGATACAACACCCGTGAAATTAACGAGATACTAAAAGGTTTACAAGGGTGGCAACTTTCAAAGTCTACTAAGAATTTCGGATTTTATGGAAAACAGAAATATTATAAAAAACTTTAAAAATTATGGAAAACTTAACAGTTACAAGGGAATACGGAGAGGACGCCATTATAGACACCGACGACTTTTTAAAGGTCTTAGAGGAGAACAAAAAGAATATAAAAATAAGACTATTAAAAGCGAAGGAGCAAACAGACAAAGAGATTTATACTTATGAAATAACAGCTTATAAACCCTAAACTTAAATGACAACTACAGAACGAAAAAGGTACAATAAAAAGTACTATCAAGTCAATAAGGACAAATTGCACGCCCAGAGGCGAAAAAGATATAAAAAAGACCCTTTAATAAGATTAAAAGAGGTTTTAGCTGTAAAAGTTAGAGGGGGAATGCTTAGTGGTTATCCCGCTGAATCTTTACTCCGCAACATTATAGGCTTAGGGTGGTTAGACTTTAGAAAGCACATTTCCGACCAATTTACAAAAGAGATGAGTTGGAGCAATCGGGGGAAATGGCATTTAGACCACATAATCCCGACCTCTTCCGCAACAACGGAAAAAGAATTAATAGATTTATTCAATTATAAGAATTACAGGCCTCTGCTTGTAAAAGACAATCAAACGAAAGGTAATAGAATATGAGCAAATACAACAAACCAATTTCAGATTTTGACAAATGCCCCCACTGTGGAAGCGACTACGGATACTCCCAAGATATGTATGTTTCGGGATGGGTTGAAGACAACAAGGATTTTAAGGGGCGTTATAACAACGCCGGAGAGCTGTTTGATAATTTAAATTATAGTAGAGAATCTAAATTTTACCGATGTACGCAATGCAAAGAGCGTATAGCGAGAGTAAAACCAGTAATATGAAAACAGAGGAGGAGAAAGCAATAGAAAAAAAATTAAACGCCGCTTTAAAGCTTCGAGGTGGGTGGGGTTTGAAGCTTTTAACCGATTTTATAAAAGGTTTACCCGACAGGCTTTGCCTTTTACCCGGCGGGGTAGTTTTCTTTGTTGAAGTAAAAACAACAAAAAAGAGATCTAGTAAAATGCAAATTTACATACATTCTAAGCTCAGAAATTTGGGTTTTAGCGTTTACGTTTTAGATAATTCGGGCAGAATAACGGAAATAATAGAAAATGAACGAAACAGATTTACACGCGTACCAAAATAGGTCGGTCAACCACATAATAGAAAACCCACATTCGGGCTTATTTCTTGATATGGGTTTAGGTAAAACGGTTTCGACTTTGACCGCTGTTAATATCCTAATGTATAAAGAACTTGAGATATTAAAAGCTTTAGTAGTCGCCCCCAAAAGGGTAGCGGAGAACGTTTGGACGTCGGAAGTTAAAAAATGGGAACACTTAAACCATTTAAAAATATCCGTAGTCGCCGGAACCGAAAAACAACGCCGCGCCGCTTTAGCCGAAAATGCAGACGTTTACACAATTGGCCGCGACAATGTTTCGTGGTTGTGTGGTTTATATGGTGGGGGAATGCTGCCCTTTGATATGCTTATAATTGATGAAAGTAGCTCATTTAAAAACCATAAAAGCTTAAGATTTAAAGCCCTTAAAATTGTGCAACCTTCTTTTGATAGAGTGGTATTATTAACAGGAACGCCCGCTCCTAATGGTTTAGTCGACTTGTGGCCGCAAATGTACTTATTAGACCGAGGCGAACGTCTTGGGAAAACAATAACATCTTACAGAGAGGAGTATTTTAAAAATGTAAGTCGTTCACACCAATACCAAATATTGAAACCCCGAAACGACGACCAGATAAAAAGGATACATGGCAAAATATCAGACATTTGCATAAGCATGAAAGCAAAGGATTATTTAGACCTTCCTGGGCGAATTAATAACGATATTGAAATAAAATTCCCGGAAGACCTACAAGCTCAATACGACGAATTCGAAAGGGAACAAATAATGGAGCTGTTTGAGGACGAGCAAGAAATAACAGCCTTAAACGCCGCGGCGCTTTCTACAAAATTGCTACAGTTCGCAAACGGGGCAATTTACGACGAAGACAAAAATTACCACGAAATACATAACTTAAAATTAGACGCCTGCAAAGAATTAATCGAAGACTCCGCGGGCAAACCTGTTTTAATTGCCTGGACTTTTAGACACGACATGTACAGGCTTAAAGAGCATTTAAAAGCCCACAAACCCCGAGAACTTAAGACAGGCAAAGACATAGACGACTGGAACGCCGGGAAAATTAAAGTTTTATTAATGCACCCCGCAAGTGGCGGACATGGTTTAAATTTACAATCTGGGGGAAATATTATTATTTGGTTCGGTCAAACTTGGAGTTTAGAACTGTTCCAACAATTAAACGCCCGATTAGACAGGCAGGGGCAAAAGCTTATAACTGTGATAAACAGGCTAATAGGTGTAAAAACTATTGATGTTGAAGTAGTTAATTCACTGAGTCGAAAAGAAGGCACGCAAGAGGGGTTAATGCAAGCAATAAAAGCGAAAATAAAAAAATATGTAAAATAAATTTGCTATTTAGAAAAAGATGTTTATCTTTGTTTCAACAAAACGAAATAAAAACTTAAAAAATATGAATTTAGGAAACACAAAAATAGGCACAGAAATAGGCTTTAACGTAATGTCTAACCCTTTTGGGGTTAAGAAACTTACTGAAAAACAAGCAACTGAATTAATAAAAAATGCGGGTTTTAAAATCAAACGTGAAAAACAATTTAGAAAAGTCGTATGCCTTAAGCCTCTAGGCGACAGCGACGAGGTTTATAATTTTATTGAAAACTTAATTGAACAAAAAATTTATATAGAAAACGGGGCAATCGGTATTAAATAGAACCTTTCTAAAAAAATTCGTTTCAACTTTATAAAACTACTAAATTATGAAAAATTCAACAATCTTTTTAATGCTAATTTTTGCGGGCATATTCGCAGTACTTTACATTGCAGCCCACATGTTAACCCATACAGGACATTTGTATTTAAACCTCGCTTTTGTGGTCGGAGAGGGTGCAATAATAGGGTATTTAATAAGTAAACTGATAAACCGTTAAGTTATGAAAATAGACAAATTTACAGCTCTTTTATTAACGGTAATCCATTTGGGTATGGTTTTAAATATGAAAGGCACAAGCGATTTATACGCCGCCTTTACCGTTTTTGTTGCGATTGTGGCTTATTATTTCTTACTTAGGGTAATTTTCTACAGAATAAAAAAGGAGGCTTTAGAATGCGAAAAAGAATTATAGATTTTTCAACTCTGCTAATAATTTTAGTATTAGTAGAACGTTTAGGGCTAACAATACCGAAAGTTTACGTATTTTATTTTGGCATGTTTTGCGGCATAGTTATCTGGGGGGTTATAGACTTATTAAAAAATTACATAGATTATTTAGAATAGAAATCATTAAAACTTTTTATTATGGAAAATGGAATTATAGGTGATTGTTCAAAAGTAAAAACCAATAAAAGCTCAATGTATTGGTGCTCTGTGACCTTATCGAATGGCAAAAATAAAATTGTTATTGGTGAATTAATTGATAAAGTTAATAGAGTTTTCCGTTTGCGTTCAAATAGTGCGGCTGTGCTGATTGATAAAACATGGCAAAAATTAGAAAGTAAAAAGGGGTGGCACTATAAGGATATGTTTGAGGAGGATATTACTTTTTTTGATTGGAATTACTAACTTAAATCTTGATATTATGAAACAAAAAGTCAATGTAAAAAACATCTTTGAGGACAAAAACGCTGAACGTAGAACAGGCGTTAGAGATATTGGAACCAATATGGTTAAAACCAGTAATGGCATGGAAATACCGTTAAGCCATTACGAAAGTATTGACCCTAACGGAGTAGGTTTCTTTGAAACACGGGAAAAAGGTGAAATAATCCAAAAATCTGGCAAGTTTACAAACTAATTAGTGAAAGATTCCCCCGCTTTTAGTGGGGTTTTTTTCTGTCATTTCTAGTTGATATGAGAATAAACAACCCTGTTAAAATTACAACTACAATTGTAAAAACCAAAAGCACTATCTCCACATTACCCATCTTGTTTTATTTTAGTTTATTTCTTTCCAATCTTGGTACAATTCAATACTCTCATGCAACACCCTTTTTACTGTATCCTCAAAAAGGTCAACATATTCATTGCTGGTAAGTCCGTTTTTTATCAAAGCTCTTTTTAACAAATCAACTTCTTTTGCTATCCCTCCACTTTTGGCAAATTCTGTGATAAACTTGCCTTTTTTCTTTTCTGGAATAACTTGTAAAAACAAATTATCTATAATTGTTAAGAGGCCGCCTGCCTTTATGTTCAGGTAAAATTCAATACTTTTACTTTTACGATATTTTGAAAAATATGAGTTTATTGCGAAATCTTCAAACCTCTCGGAAACAGCCCCTAACATGTCTATATATTCCTGTTCAATCCCCCTAACATACTTCAAGCCTTCGACTGTTACGACTTCTAAACGTTCATGTATTTGTGCTTTCATTTTGTCTACCTCTACATGTTCCTCAAGTACGGTGTTTAGCTTATTTATCCCTACTCCTGTACGAATCTTTGACCACAAAATTGCTATAATAATTACAGCATTTAGCAGCCAATCTGCTATGAAGATAATTTCTTTTAATTCCATTTTATTTTTCTGTTTATGTTATTGTCCATCCTTTTGCTATTAAATTATTATAAGCCGCATCGCTTGCGCTTGTTCTTGCCGTATTTCCTGAAAGTATTATTAATGAATTATTAACCCATCCAGTCGCATCCAAATTAATTAATTGATTATCATGTTCGGTTGCCGTAAAACCGTTTCCTATTAACTTAACAAGCTTGCCGTCGGAAGTCGCAAAAGATGAGAAATCAATGTTGGGCAGTAGATTATTGCCAGCACTAAACATCTTCATTTCGCCATTTGTCGCAGAAAACAGGACACTTTCTATTGTATAATTGTCGTAAATACGTACAAATGCATCGATAAATAAATTTTGAAAATCAACAATAATAATTGCGCACTGATACATACGTATATCAGTTAATACCCCATTACCACTACTCGCGAATACAATATTCGTAAGCAGGGGATTGCTAAAAGTATAAAAAAGACCAGATATGGGCGCATTTTGTAGGTCTAATTCTGTTAATAGATTATCGGCCACCTGAAGGTTTATTAATAATCCTGTTTTTAAATTATCTATACTTGTAATTCTGTTAGAATTTGCAACCATTTCCGTAATATCTCCAGTATCACCGGTAATTTCAATAGCATAATTTCCTGTACTTAAATAATTATGCAACTTTTCAACCCCACTAACAAAATTTTCACTTGCTGAACCATCTCCCCAATCAACTGTAATCGTGCCTGTAAAAGTGAAATTAATCCCTACAGTTGTCAATACTGATTGGTCGGTGGTTATTGTGAAAATATCCCCAACCTCAACTTTCGGACTCATTAAACCTAACGGAGCTGTAAACATATCTTATATTTTAGTCCACCCTGTGGCTGTTAAAATTTCAGCATCTGCAATAGTTAAAACGCTAATTGTTGCCGGCTGTATTTGAAACAATGTTTTAATTTCAGAACCTTTTAAATAAGAATTTTCATTACTTGCAAAGGGATTTGTGAAAAACAATATTTCTGAATCGTCGTCCTTTTTCCAAATTTCAGCACCAACATTAAACCAGTCTTTGAATTGTTTTGCAACTTCAACCGCTGAACCGTTCAAAGTGTTCCAATTAGGCAATGTATCGGGTACATTTGCATCTAATAAAGCCATAGGTGCTTTAATTGCCATTAGGTAGCCTTCAACTTCGCCACCTGCCACTAAGATACTATCTACTTCGCTTATTCCCATTTTAAAAACGCCCTCGGCAATAGCCTCTGTATCGGTTGTTTTTTTAATGATTTCACTTTGAATTATTGCAGAATCATAATACAGATCTTTAAGACTTCCGCCTGTTCTGATTTCTGCTATTGGAATTGTTACTTTTGACATGTCTATGTTGTTTTAGTGTTAATTGTATAATATTTATTTCCTGAGCTATCAACTAATAAAGTTAATATATTAATGTCATTATCCGCATTTATCAAGTCTGCTGAATTGTCCAACACATCGCCAAAGCTTGCACCTATTGTGATAGTCGGTGGTGTTACTGTATCAATTTCTAATATAAAAATATAAGTCCCCGGTAATTCATCTGAGATTGCTATGGTTGTGCTGGCAGTAACCAACATTTTTTGATTATTTCCATTATTGGCATCAAATGTTTTTGAAGCTGAAAAGACCTCTAAAGAATTACCACCGTGTGCTTGCCCTTCAAACCCCGTACTCGGAGACTCTAATAGCGGGAGTGTTCCGCTTTCGTCCAATACAGTTAAAATCCTGTTTGCTGTCAAGTTTGAAGCTTCGAAACGGAAATTAAAACCAGCTAAGGTGTTATATATGTTAAATAACAGGTCTTCAAAAGACGAGCCTAAAGGAACAGAGGTTGCACCCCCTGTTACATTTGCGACTATTCCCCTCATGTCAATTACTTGCGTACCAAGTAAAGAAAGTGCTAAATTCTCATAAGTTCCACTCAGTAGAGTTCGGTGTCTCATTGGTGACCTCGCAATTAAAAAAGCCGTGCCTCTAAATTCTACAGGTACTGTTGTAACCGCGGTGTTATCCGAATCAGAAACAGCGCTCGCGTCGTCCCCATAACCCCCGTTTGGCAAATTAAGCATTAACTTACATTCGCCTGTTGTTTTGTTCTGCACGCCCCAAAAAAGCCAATTAAATCGCTCGCCTGCTAAAGTTGTGCCGTCGCTAGTCTGTAAAGCTTCGACGTCGTTTAAATCAAATATCTTAAGATAAGGCGTTGTAGGGTGATTTACAATATAAATACCGTCCGCGAAAACATCCATTGCCGGAAAGCTCTGTAAATGTTTTTGCCACACTTCGCCCGCTGTTACTGCAAAATTAACCGTGTCGGGGTTTGGCGTTTCGTCGATTGTTACCGTTTGTAGAATTCCCGGCGGTTCCCATTCAGCAGGTAAAACTCTTAAACGCTCGTTTGTTCGCGCTATTGAGCTTCGCCCGTCGAACTCTTTAGCGTCCGTCCACCTCCTTATTTGCAAAGCTTTGTTAGTTAAAAAGCTTACAGAGTCTTGTATAAAACAATCACCTATATAAGCAAATTCCCCTGTAGGCCTTGATATAGAAGAGTTTAATATTACATGCCCGTTACCGGGTGTTTTTGTTGCGTATACCCAATTTTTTTGAGGAGCTATTGCTGAGCCTGAAACTAAGGGTATGCGGGCTTTACCATCAACTCCCGAACCGGTTAAACAATCCAAAAGGTACTCGCGCTCTTCAAAAATAAAAATAAGATTCCCCCCGCCTAAGCGTTCAACATCCGCATAAATTACGCCCGCGTCTTCAACTAATATTATTTCAGGCCTGTTATATGTCACACCCGCTAATAGCTTACTGTTAGAGGCATAACGGGAGTGCTCGGGAACTCTCACATTATTTATAAAACCGAAAGCCCCAGGCTTTATAAATTTTGCTTGTGTTGGGTCGCTTAAATCTGTTGCTCCCTGTACAAAGGCTAAAACCCCCATTAACGGCACGCCGTCAAGTTGTGGGATTACGTTATACTCTTCTTTTTCCCAACTATCTACGGCCTCTTTTAAAGAATCGTACAAAAATTGACCATAATGTACCACGGTTATTCCAGTTGAAGGGCTGTAGAAAATCCCGTGAGTTGTAACAAACCCGCTCGGGATAGCTTCAAGAGACCCACCACCCAAAGGGTTATAATTATCCGTGTCAATGTCTGAACTTTGCCCCACACCTGAGCCGCTCGCTGTGAAAAAGCCTATCGCTGTTTCTGCTCCTGATGTGACTACGTTGGGGTTCTTTTTATCCGTTCCGTAATTCCCGCCTTTTGAGAAAGAAACACCCGCAGATTTATTTATTTTTAGATTCGCCCCGTTTGGAAAAAATATATTTCCTGATAAATTTATTGTTCCTATCGACTCCGCCAAGTCATCCAAGGTTAAAGGTTCGTCCGATAACCAATTGGTTAAGTTTGTCGCTTTTGATAGTGTCGCCAAATCAGGGTGCACTAAAACTCCGAGTTCTGCCAAATCTCTGTGCTCCGAAGGCGGTAAATGTGCTGAGTCCTGTATAAAGTCCCCTGCACTATTAACAGAAATAAAAGTAAGTAGTTGCGTGCCTAGATTTGTTACTGTTACACCTACTTGTGCAATCCATTCAACCTCGGCGAAAGTCGGGTTTTCTGGGTCTGTATAAGCATCTATAATTACAGCTTTTCCAGCTGTAATATCAAATTTTGTATTATCGGCGTTTATCGTTAATTCTCCGCCGTAAAGTATGCCCGTAGACTTGTTTAATTTTTCCTTATCTACGTTGTCAGATAAGCTGTTTATACTCGCAATAACAGCGGTTATAGCGTCGTTAACAGGTTTTAGAAAATTAGCGATTTTCATTCTCCAACTAGCAAACAAACCTCCGCCCAACGGTGTTATTACGTGAATTTCACCGTCTGTTTGGGTCGTTATTTCCGTCCTTTGGCTTAACTTCTTATCTGCCATAATGTTTAATTTTCAAATATAAAATTTTCCCCGTCTTCAAAAACATAATTTTCTAAGTCTTCAAAAACAAAGTTTGTAATAACGTCGTTTTTAACCTCGCTCGATGGTATAAAATTATTAATTGTAAAAAAGTCTTTTATGTCCTCGTTTCCAAAATCGTTTTCAATGCTTAATTCTACGCCTTGTTTTACGTCCGCGGAATAATTCAAACCATTATCAGCTACAAGCTTTATAATTTCCTGAATAGTTCCGTATTTCCATACGCAAAAATCAAAAATAGTTTGCCCGTATCTAATTTTATCAGTCATTTAAATAGTTTGACGTTTCGCAATTGTTATTCTGTCAGATAAAACATTTAAACTCGATTTATCCGTCTTATTATCAGCAACCCCGCTAATTTTCGTATTATCGTACCCATCTTTTTTTAATTCGCTTTTTATCTTACTCACTAAAGGGCGCCAATCCACAAAACTCGCATTTTGTTGTCTGTAAATATCGACGCCTAGGCTCGGAGTTAATAAAAAGTTTCCCGGGCTTGATATTAGAATATGCTTAATATTTTGTTCGTTTGCCGAGAATATATTAAAGTCTCCGTTTAATATCTGTAAATCAGCTTCGATTATTATATCGTTTTCAGGAACTGGCATTTAATGTTTTATTTTAGTGTCTTCAAAATCGTTTTTATTAAACTGGCTTAGAGTTCCAGGAACGTAAGCCCCCCCAACCCCAACGATACCCGTTTGTATTTTTACCAGTTCTGCTTGCATTTCAGTAACTAAACTATTTAGCTTAGTTGTCTGGTCAACTATGTTGATTAAGCCCCCTTTTACCCCCTCGTTAAACTGGGTTTGTGTTGCTTTTATATAAATGTTTTGCGCCTCTTCCACTTTAATACAATAAGGCTCCTCTTTATTTGCGTAAGAAACCAAAGCCAAAGTGTTTATTTTTGGAACGACCAAAAAAGAGTTATTTGTACTTTCAATTATTGCCATGCTTACCGTTTGAGTTGGGGAGCCGTCGTTTGGTTTGAACTCAAAAGAAAAATCAATTAAATTGACAATTAATACTTTACCTAATTTTAGATAATAATTTTCTTTGTCTAAAATATTGCTTATAAAATTGTTTAATATGTCTTTTATCCCGCCTTGCATTTTACAAATTTACAATAATTCTGCAACTTTTAAACCTAAAGTCGCTGTTTGTTTATATCCTGAAACTCCGAAAGTTTTTGCAACCTCGTTTATTTGGTAAATTCCATTTCTGTCTTTTAGCCTTGAATCTCTTATTGCTGCCAAATCACCGTGTTTAAAACTAGGTGCTCCGAAAGTTTGTATTGTCCCATCTACTCCCGAATAAAATAGTTTTGGTAACCTCTGCTCTGTTAATTTCGTTAATTGTACCAAGTTTAAACCTGGTATTTTTAATTGGTTTAAAACACCTTTCGGTTTTACCTTTGTGCTTACTATTATTTTCCCACTTTCATCCGCGTAGTACGAATAAACCTCGATTTTTGTACCATCTTTTTGGGTGCTTAGTCCGTACGAAATCGTTTGCATGTCGTTTGCATTCTGCACGGTTAAGTTATCGCTGCCTGCAGGTACGTTTTTTTGCACATCAAACAAAACGGTTTTTTCTGGAACGGTTACGAGTTCGGAATTACAATACAAAACGCCGTTTTTCCAAAAACTTAAAATACCTAATTTTTGCCGTAATTCGTCCAACACATTTATTAAGGTTGCGTTTTTGTCAATTGTCCAGGTTCCTATATTTGCATTTTTAGCAACAAACATCCCTTTATAAATCCTTGCCAATAATAAAAGAAGAGTCGTGTTTTTAAGTTGCAAAGCCCCTAAAGACTCATTTTTATATAAAAAAGCGTCGTCCTCACAAGTCAAAACCATTGGGCTATCAGGGTTTATTTTTGTAATGTGGCCCTCAAACTCCGTATTTGGTGGCTCCAATTCATCAAAATACCCTAAATCTATTCTTATTAAATCCCCTATATTTATTAAATCGCTTATTTTCTTGTTTACTCTTCGCGTTCTTTGTGGTAGTTTTACTATTGCAGTATCTGTAAAAGTTTCCCGACTTGTTTTTATTTCCACATTCGTCAAAAAGGGAAAACCTAGTTTTGGCAATCCTGTATTTTGGTCGTAAATAGTAATATTTTGCTCGAGTCTTAACATTTTATCTAACAATTGTTTGAACGTCTGCAAGTGCCGAAGTAAGCGCCTGTAAAACAACGTCTTTTATTTCGTTTGTGCTTTCTTTTACGCTTTCGGCTTTTATTTCTAAAGTTTCAATTAATTTTTCAATATTTAAATTAAAAATCTTTGGCGCTGCTCCCGTTACCGTTGCGCTGCTACCTTTTACTTTTGAGCTCAGTTGGTCGCTTGCCGGTGAGGCACTTGTTAAACTACCCGCTAAATCTGAAACGCCCCCAAGTTTTGAAACTTCGCCCGTTTCTTTGTCAAAGCCGTGTTTAAAAACTTTTCCAACTTTACGACCAATATTCATCATGTCTTCGGCGTCTTTGCCTAAAACTAAACCCGCTGTTAGGTTAAAGGCTGCTTTTCCGCCCACTTGCGCCGCTCTTTTAAATTCACCCTCAAAGAGTAATTTTAAAGCCCTGCCAACGCCGGAAATTCCTTTTAAAAATATTTTAAATCTATTTATTAAATTATCTAGTATTGATTGTCCTAAAGATTTTATCGAAACATCCATTTCTCCAAAAATAGGAGTTAGTTTCGTTTTCAAAAAAGTATAGCCCCATTTCATAACGTTCCACAATCCGTCAAGTACTCGCCTGAATGTTTCAGAACGTCGATAAGCGACAACGATAATTCCTATAAGCGCCGCAATTGCCAAAATTATTAAACTTATAGGATTCGACCACAACGTTAAATTTAATATTTTCTGAACAACCACCCACCCTTTAACGGCTATTATTATTAAACCTACTGCGGCAACGAAGGGGATTAAAATAGTCAAAAAGTCTTGGAAAAATTCCTTGTTTTTATTTACGAACCTCCCCAATTTTTCTAAAATGTTCACTAAGGGGTGTATCATTTCTACAAGGGTTTGACCTAATGCAACTCCGAAATTTTCAGCTAAAGCGCCGACCCTTCGCATAGTGTTAGCAAACCCTTTTGAAGTCCTCGCATAGTCTCCTATCGCGTTTTTTGATTGCTCTTGTGCTATTTTTAGGGTTGCAAAAGCTTTTTGCTGTCTTATGGTCATTCCCCTAAGTTTACCCATTGCGACCATTTGCTTTACTCTCGCCTTTACATCGCTGTCAAGTATAGAAATACCCAAAGACTTTACGCTTTCCCTTTCACCTAAAAGTGCTTTTGTGAGGGCTTGACTCGCTCCCGTTGCACCCCCTGCGAAATTGGTAAAACTCGCTAAATCAACAGCCAAGGTTTGCACCTCTTCCGATAAATTAAGAGCCATTTTGCCCGTAAACCCAAAACCCGTCAATAAGTCCCCTGTATCAGATAATAAAGTTTTTGAGGCTAAAGAACTCAGTCCGAAATTTTTTTCTAAATTTTTCGCTACAGTTTCCGACTCAGTAGATACGTTTTGAAAAACAGTAGCAAATTTGCTGTTTGTTTCTTCAAAATCACTACCTAATTTTATTAATTTTCTACTTAATCCAATAATTGCGAGTCCGGCAATAGCCACGCCTAGATTACCTAGTTCGCTATTCATTTTATTAACCGAGGCACTAACACCTTTTAGCCCCGCTTTCATTTTCTTAAGGCCTGGGCTAAACTGGTCGTTTAGTTTTACAATATATTCAACTATCGTACTCATAATTAAGGCATTTGCAAATTTCCGTGTGTTGTGTTTCGTTTGCCCTCGAAATCAATTACATAAGTTAATTCATGTACATAATTGACAAACTCCGAATCTGTCATTTTACTATAATCTAAGTCAAAATAAAAGCGAAGCAACGCCCCGTATTTTTGGATTGTGTAAGCTTCGCTTTTTGCACTAAGAAGCGGATTCGAATTTAATTTTTTTTTATCTTAGCGATTTTCATTTCTACCAAATTCAAAGCTGCCAAACCTGTTTCAATTAACAGCTCTTCGCTTTTTCTTATTTCGTCGTCGCCTGCTATCCAACATTCTCTTATTAATGTTGTTGCCGCGGCGTTAAAGTCCGCTTTACTGCCCCCCATTTCAACCATTAAGGGCATAATTTTACCCGTTTGGATTATTGAGGGTTGTTTAATTAGGCATTCTTTGCCGCAATCGGTCACCAAAGTATAAGTTTGAATGCCCATTTTTTTGTGTGTTTTGATTGCTTCATCAAAACGCCCTTTTTCCGCTTTTTCCATTCTTAGTATTTTTTTATGATAATTTAACGCTTACAATATCCGAACAAATACCCGCGTAAGATTTACGGCTTTCCGTGTCATCAATCGCAATTTCTAAACCGTCCTCGGCAAACTCAAAAGCCAATAATGAAAATTGGTGTTTGTTTGTCCCGTTGTCTAGTAACAAAATTGCAGCACTCGGCGGCATATCATTTAAAGAGCCGCCCGGAATTAAAGATTTTAAACGTTCTGTATCTTTTAATTGTAAATCTAAAGATACCTCGTATTCTTTTTTTCCGCGGCCTCTTGAAACTGGTTTAGCTTGCGACCCGTAATTGTTCGTTTTTTCTTGCGTTTCTTTTGCCGTTACTGAGCTGCAAGAAAACAACTCAATGCCCATAATTGTAAGCTTCAAATCTGTGAAACTGTAAGACTGGCCTAATATTAAAACAGTACCGTTCATTTTTTAAATTTTTATGATAATTGAGTTGCAAAACTTAAATCAACCTCAATAACTCCCGCTGCTCCAATTGGAACAATTCTCGCTGTTATAACGATTTTATTAGTCGTCAAAACGTCTTGGTCTGGGTTTATTGTTATTGAGTTTTGCGGAATTCGTCCCGTTGCCGGTTCTACGCTAATTTCCTGATTTACGGCCATTACATTTAAAGCCTCTCTAGCCGCCGAGTCAAAAACGCCAATTGTTTGCTCTGTGATTTTTCCCGTTGTAGGGTCAACAAAAATTGGGGCATTTTGTAAAGGTGCTAATTTTTCGAGAATTAAACGTTTTGCCTTGCTTATCGTTCGATTAAATCTTTGCTCTGTAAAGTCGGAAGTTCCCGCGCTTGCCGTTACTGAGTCCGTGTAAAAATATGAGCCTGTTATACGCCTTTTTATAATCAGGGTTAAACCCTCAGTATTTAACAGGTCTATTTCCGTAT